ACTTTTGGAGGTCAAATTGTTGATCTCGAGTTAGACCCAGCTCACTACGAAGCCGCGTACACAAGAACAATTGGCACTTACCGCCAACGAGCCAACAATGCCTATGAAGAAAGCTACAGCTTCATGAAGTTGGTTGATAACATGAACATCTACACACTGCCACAAGAAGTTCAAAGTGTACGACAAGTGTTTCGCAGAACGTTTGGTGCAAGTGTGTCTGGGCAAGGTTCAAACTTTGATCCGTTTAGCCAAGCACAAATGAATGTGTACTTGATCAATTTTAACCAATCGGGTGGCTTGGCCACATACGATTTTTACAGTCAATATGTAGAACTAGCTGCCAGGATGTTTGGTGGGTTCTATGTTTACACATGGAATCCTGTCACAAAGAAATTGCAGTTAATGCGCAACCCAGTTGGCGGCGGTGAAACAGTGTTGTTATGGACGTACAATCTAAAACCTGAAGTTAATCACTTGAGTGACTATCAAATCAATCAATGGATCCGTGACTACATGGTAGCGGCCAGTAAAATGATCATTGGTGAAGCTCGTGAAAAATTTGGCACTATAGCCGGGCCACAAGGTGGTGGCACACTGAATGGTGCCGCACTAAAGGCCGAAGCCAAAGCAGAAATTGATTCGCTAATTTTACAATTGGTAAACTACGTTGATGGATCACAGCCCTTGACTTGGGTTATTGGTTAACACAGCATAGACAACCAGTCATAAATCTGTTATAATCATCAAATGGACTTGATGATTGATCTTGAGGGCCTGGGAACAGGCCCTGACACTACTATTCTTACCATTGCTGCTCAAGCATTTGATCCGTTTGGCTCTGGCTATTACGAGCAATCATTCTACGCTAGGGTCACCTTGGAAAGCCAAGAAACTCGTAGCATACAGCAAGGCACCATAGAATGGTGGGCCACACAACCTGCTGTGGTGCGCGACGAAGCGTTTGCTGAAGAAAACCGCATACCTCTAGACGAAGCCTTGGATGGCTTGGGCCGACTGATTTGGCATGCCAAGCGTGTGTGGGCGCAAGGTCCTACATACGACATGAACATCCTGGAGCATGCCTACAAAAGTTACAACAAACCCTTGCCCTGGCAGTACTACATGGTGCGTGACAGCCGCACAGTGTTTTCATTATGGCCCGAGCAACCCATGCCTCCTACCACACACCATGCACTAGAAGACTGTCGCAGACAAATTGGCATGCTACAAAACACACTTAAATATCTCAACGTTCAGGAGTTAAAATGATCATTGGCATCTGTGGATTCATTGGGTCTGGCAAGGACACCATTGCTGACTATCTGGTAAATTTACATCACTTTCGCAGAGAAAGTTTTGCTTCAACACTGAAAGATGCTGTGGCACAAGTGTTTGGATGGGACAGAACCATGCTGGAAGGACGTACAAAACAAGCTAGAGAATGGCGTGAGCGTGTGGATCCATGGTGGGCAGAACGCCTGGGCATGCCTACACTGACACCACGTTGGATCTTGCAATACTGGGGCACAGAAGTGTGTAGGGCAGGATTCCATGATGACATCTGGATTGCCAGCCTAGAAAACAAACTGCGTCACAGCCAAGATGATGTGGTAATTTCAGACTGTCGTTTTCCTAATGAAATTCTAGCTATTAAAAACACCGGCGGGCGTGTGATACGTGTGGTGCGTGGTGCCGAACCTGCCTGGTATAGTTCAGCTGTAAGCGTTAATCGCGGTGCCAACGGCAATTCAACTTGGGCACTGAGTCAACGTAAGTTAGAAAAACTAGCAATTCATGCGTCAGAAACTGCCTGGGTGGGAACTGAATTTGATGCTGTGCTAGACAACAATGGTACCTTAGATGACCTATATCAGCAGGTCAAGAGTCTGGTTCAAGATCGCCCTGGCGCCACGGAAGATCGCTCTTAGACAGTTCTACTTCGCAGTTTCTACAAACTGATTTGAGGTTTTTCAGTGTGGCATTGTTCAAGTTGCCATCTATGTGATACACAAAGATTTGTGCCGCATACTTGGCTTTAAATCCACAACGATCACAACTCATCTTTTTCTTATAACCTGCTGACTTCCAACGCGGCTCTCTAGGTTTAAGGCCACGTCCTTTTCTAGCACAAGTTTCACACCGCGATCGATAGTGTGTGACGTCGTCACGTTTGTAGTTTACAGCACAAGGGCGTTGATGGCATGCCTGACAAATGGGTCTCATACGGTATTTAGCGGCATGGACCTTGGGCAAAGGTATTCAAAACGGCTGTTTTTTTCAAGGTCTCTATAAATATTAGAACTTGAAAAGGATTCAACCATGGCTCTCATATCACCCGGCGTACAAGTAACAGTAGTTGACGAAAGTCAATATATTCCATCAGCAGTCAACACAGTTCCATACTTCTTGATTGCCACAGCGCAGAACAAAGTTTCTGGCACTGGCGTCGGAGTAGCAGCTGGTACCACAGCAGCTAACGCAAACAAAACATATTTAATCACCAGTCAGCGTGATTTAACAGCCACATTTGGTGTGCCATTCTTCTATAATACCACAACTGGTACTCCAATCAATGGATACGAACTGAACGAATACGGCTTGTTGGCTGCTTACAGCGCATTGGGCATTTCAAATCGTGCCTATGTTCAACGTGTGGATGTGGATTTAACTGCACTTACTGCCAGTTTGAGTCGTCCAACTGGAATACCGGCGGATGGTGCCTATTGGTTAGATACTTCAACTTCTATATGGGGCATACAATCGTGGAATCAAAGCACTGGTGTATTTACTGTGGTTACGCCATTAGTAATTACTGATTCAGCAGACGTCACAACATCTGTCAGCGGCATAACTGGATTTGACATTTATACTCCTCTCTCTACCATAGGCAGCATTGGTGATTATGCTGTGGTTGCATATGGTTCGCAAAACAGTTATGATTTGCACAATGTTGGTTGGTATAAAAATTCCAGTAATATTTGGGTAACTATTGGATCTGCAGAGTGGCAAGCGTCTTGGCCCACAATTCAAGGCAACGTAACCAATCCCACACTCACAGCAGGACAAAGCATTTTTATTAACGGCACGTCAGTTGCTGTTCCTATTTCACCCAACAACAATTTGGCTGGATTTGTGGCTGCGGTTAATTCAGCAGCCATTACAGGAGTAACCGCAGCCGCAGTTAGCAGTCAATTTGTTATCTATGCAGATGATACAGCAACCAATGACGGAAGTACTGCTAGTGGTGGTATTGTTAGTATTATTCCTAATTCCAGTGGTACTGCATTGTGTACCGCCCTTGGCATCAATGCTACAGAATATTTAACTCCAATCTTTTTTGCTGGATACAGTTATCAAGCACCACGTTGGAGAACTTCAGATACTGGTGGTGGCCGACCAACAGGATCTGTATGGAACAATATAAGTCCAGCAAACAATGGTGTTGCACTACAGGTAAAAAAATACAGTGCCGCATTAGGAGAATGGGTACTACAAAGTTGTCCTATATTCACCACTGGCGCTAATGCAGTTTATGCATTAGATCCTTCCGGTGGCGGCAAAAATATCCCAGTTGGAACATTATGGGCACAAGCCGTTGCCAATCTTGGTGAAACAACACCAATTGGGTCGTTTGGATTTGAAATTTATGAGCAGACAGCGTTTGGTCAAACCATAGTCACAGGAGATACTACTCCTGGAGCAAATGGTGACAGTTTGTTTATTGTTGGAAATAAATTTACATTGCAAGGATCTATTCCGGGATCAACAAATGTCAATACCGCTACAGTAACACTAACTGGAACAAGTGTTTCTAGTTTTATCACTGATGTTAGTGCAGCTGGTGTGACATACGTTTCAGCAAGTGTAAACAGTGCAGGAAATATTGTGTTTACTCACAGTCAAGGTGGTATAATGTCCTTGGCTCCAGTGTCTGGGTTTGGAACTCCTGTTACCACTGCTGGATTTACTGATTCTACAACTTTTTGCCGTCCAGCAGTAGCAACACCAACCACTCTAGTTTTGAGCAATTTTTGTACAGCACCAGAGTTTGAATACACCTCTAGTAGCACAGCACCTTTCCAAGATCCTGCAGACGGCAGATTATGGTATTATTCAACTGCTACTCAAGTTGACATCATGATTCAGAACAATGGTGCTTGGTTGGGTTATCAAAACGTTTCTAATGATGTTCGTGGATATGACCTTAGTGGAACCAACGCTTTAGGTCCGATATGCGCTGCCACCGCACCTACAACACAAAATAATGTAGCTCAAAGTGCATTGGTGTATGGAGATTTATGGATTGACACCAGCGACTTGGAAAACTATCCTTTGTTGTATCGTTGGGAAACTGTGAGCGGAGTAGATCAGTGGGTGTCAGTTGATACCACTGACCAAGTCACACAAAATGGTGTGTTGTTTGCTGATGCTCGTTGGGCACCAAATGGCACAACAGATCCTGTTGCAGACCCAATTCCGACTATTGTGAGTTTGCTGACCAGCGACTATTTGGATTTGGATTCACCAGATCCTGCGCTATATCCACAGGGTATGTTGTTGTTCAACACACGTCGTTCGGGTTACAATGTCAAGAGCTATCAAAACAATTACTTTAATGCTACCACATTCCCCGATGACACATTACCAACAGTGACCAGCACATGGCTCACAGCATCTGGTAACAAGCAAAATGGCAGCATGTATGCTGGTCGCTTGGCACAGCGTCAGATGGTTGTGGAAGCACTGAAGTCAGGAATGGACACTAGTCAAGGTGCCAGAGAAGACACTGCACAGTTTACACTGATTGCAACGCCTGCATATCCAGAGTTAATTCCTAACATGATTGCACTCAGCAACGAGCGCAACAACACATTGTTTGTGGTTGGTGACACTCCAATGCGATTGCCGGCAACTGGCACTGATATTACAACTTGGGCTACCAACAACAATGGACTGGGCACAATTGCAGGTGATGGTCAATCTAGTACCAGCAACTATGCTGCTACATTCTACCCAAGCTGTACAACTACAGACTTGAGTGGTAACACAGTTGTAACAGCACCAAGTCACATGATGGTGCGAACAATCATTCGCAGTGACGAAGTGAGTTATCCATGGTTGGCACCAGCTGGCACACGCCGCGGTGTGGTAGACAATGCCACACAAATTGGTTATATTGATGGTGCCACAGGTGAGTTTGAACCAATTGGTGTAAACCAAGGCTTGCGTGATGTACTGTACAGTTTGAATGTCAACCCAATTACATTCATTCCAGGCGTGGGTATTACCAACTTTGGTAACAAAACATCAACCACAACTACCACAGCATTAGATCGTATCAACGTTGCACGCTTGGTTGCGTTCTTGCGTGGACGACTAGAAGAAATTGGTAAACTGTATTTGTTTGAACCTAACGATCAGATCACACGTAATGAAATCACCAACACCTGCAACAGCTTGATGGTTGACTTGATTGCCAAACGTGCTATCTATGACTACTTGGTTGTTTGCGACTTGAGCAATAACACACCAGCTCGTATTGACCGTAATGAATTGTGGGTTGATATTGCGATTGAACCAGTGAAAGCTGTGGAGTTTATCTACATCCCATTGCGTATCAAGAACACTGGAGACATAGCAGCAGGCCTGTAAAAATAGGGTCCTTGGACCCCATTTTTATAGGCCTGCTGCTATGTCTCCAGTGTTCTTGATACGCAGAGGAATGTAGATAAACTCCACAGCCTTGACTGGTTCAATTGCAATATCAACCCACAAT